TGTTAGCGCCACTCCCTGACGATGGTGTTCCGAGCGCACCGCCGTTGACCACAAATGAACCTGCCGTTCCCACGTTGACGCCGAGCGCGGTGGCTATGCCGGTGCCGATAGCAACGGGCGACAACAAATTAGCCGAGTTGCCAAGCAGGTTACCCGAACTCGTTCCTTGAACGACCGAGTGGAAAGTACCGTCGTCTCGCAGATAGTTCTGCGCCTGCGCGCACGTCGCCATCACCGAGAAGATAAGGGCTAGGAATTTTCTCATCAGTTGAAAACCCCATAGCTGAACGTGCGATCGGTGCGCGCGTTGTTGGCGTGCGTGATAGTAAAGAACCCGTTGCTAGGAACTATCGACGTAGTGGCCATGTCGTTTGCCGCGTCCATGTTGGTAGGCATTATGAACACCTCGGACGACGACAAGCAGGCAGCATTGTTGACCACAGTGCTTGTCGCATTGGCCGTCAATGTAAACACGCCCTTCGAGACGTTGCCCACAAACACTCCTATACCGATTGCGTCTTCCTGCAAATAACCGAGTATCTGGTAGCGCATATGAATGCGCCCAAGCTTTAGGCCCGCAACGCAGACGCCTTGCGCCGACAATCCCAGACGGCGAAACACCAGTGGAATATGCCACGCCAGGCTCCTCGGATAAAGCGCTGATTGAGCGCCCTGCCACAGCGCCTGCCCCCAAGTGAACGCGCCCCATACCGTAGCGCCCCCGATGCTCACAATAGTCACAGCGTCGAGCACTGCGCCGTTCTGGTCGAACGCACTCACTACAACCGACCCGTTAGGAACCAACGCCATGTACATCGTCGTCTCGGTCATCGCCACCTCGGCCATCTGATCGGTGTCAGGGAACAATGGCGTGGAGTAAGTGAATTGGAGCTGCGCGCCGTTCTCGACGTAGCCGCTCACCGAAGTCTGGACCGGGTCACTCTGGAACAGCTTCGCCCCGGCGCCCTGCAGCGTGACGAGAAATGTATTTGAGTACGGTGCGAGAAGGCTGGCGGGTTGCGTGTGCGGACCCGACCATATCTCTCGAACAAAGTCGTACCACCACTGCTGCTGCGGATCGCCTGGCGCGTTGCCATTCTGCACCTGCACACGGTAAATGCCGCTGTTGTACGCCGCAGCCATGCGCGACGGCGCCAGCGCGTAGATGAACGGAACGGAAATGCCGCTGCCACTATTGCCGATCGGGTCGCCGACATTAGCGTTGAAGTCAATAACCCGTAGACCGTCCGGCGCGATGAACGCTAGGCCCTTGGATGTCGAGCAGACTGTGTTGGGGGCGAGCGTCCCGGTCGCCACGTTAAGCGTGTTAATCATTAGTGTGCTCAGCGCTGCATCACCTGTTACCTGGTAGATATTCGCCACGCCCTTGAACACCATGAGAGATTGCACGATGCCGCCAAGTTGGTTGGTCAGGCCGAGCCCCACAGCGCAAGTCAGCGGCACGTTGTCGTAGAAGGTCAGGATCTGGTTGGCGTTGGTAATGACAGTCGGGGTGAGAGGGTCCGAGAAGTACGCGGCTGGCTGGTTGTTTGGCGGGTTTACCAAAAAGTAGCATCTCCCGTTGAAGTTCTGCACCCACTGGGGTGGAGCTATCAGCGCGGTCGGAGCGGTGTTGGTACCGCTCCACGCGGGGGCCGCGGGATTGGACACGTCAATCACGCCGAAGAATGCGCCACCAGAACCCGAGAACCCTGGATGAGCGACGATGAGCTTGCTGCCAATCAGATCAAGATTAGGAGGGTTCCAAGTACCAGTTGTCGCGGTACTGGCCGGCACGTTCAATCCGGTAACACCGGACACCGCGACGAACGCCTGCGCGACTATGTCGTAGACGAACGGCTCGTCGTGCCCAACGGTGCGCGCGGTTGACACCATGCCGTAGACGCGCGTGCCAACAACCTTCCAGCAGGATATGAATGTCGGTGTGTTGAAGCCTGCCGTGACGAAGTCCACAATCTCCACGGCGGCCGGCCGGCACTGCCACAAGTCTCGCGTCGTCGGATCTGGTATCAAGTTCTGCAGGGACCCCATCGCACCGGAGAACGCGCCAGAGCTATCGAGCGTGTCCGACGCGCCGTGCGGGGACCACTTCAGCGGCTTGGAGTTCCGCTGCACGGCTCACCAGCCGATCTGTTTTGTGGAACGCAGCTTGTCAAAGCTGGAGCCAAATCGCCTTCTGTCTAAAGACACGGTTTGAGAGCGGTTTGATTTATCGTCTTTCATCTGAAGGTACTTGCGCAGTATCACGCCGGCACCAGAGGGGTGCTGCTCTGCGTCATCCGACAAGAACTGATCCATGCGCGTGTCGTCACTCAACGCCATCAGTTCGCCGGCAAGACGCCTGCGCAGATACGTCTGGTTGGGGAACCACGGGATCACAGCAGACGTTTCCGGCGTCGCGATGTCCGGCATCTGGGAGAAGTACCGCACGATCACTGGATAAGCGCCGGAAGGTATCATCCAGAACTGCCCAACAGGCGGGGCCTGACTGATATCCACATAGAAGAACACGGGGAAGTTGGCGAGCCCCGCCTGGCTCACAAGCGAGTCAAACTCATCCTGATCCACCGGGATCATTGGATAAGGCACGCCGCTGATGATGTAGAAGCACTCGCCCTTGATGCCGCGCAGGTAGTCGTCCGGGAAGTCTTGGTATGCCTGCGGGAACCCGATGGCAGAATTGAGGACCTGACCAGGATTGAAATTAAACTGGTAGGTCTTCTTCGCTACCGAGAAGTCGTAGGTCTGGCAGAGGTCGGACAGGACCATGTTGAGGATCTGTCCGGCCTGAGAAACCATGCCTGGCACGCGGGCGTCCTGACATGCCAACGACACGATCTGCTGAGTCTGTAAGGGCATCGAACCTCACGCTTCGACCTGCTCGATTTTCTTGCGCATATCGGCCGCCTGCTCGCGCAGCTTCCTGATCTGAGCAACGAGATGCGTCTCGCTGTTCGCGTAGTTGGTCATTTCCGCCGACTGTTTTCCGTTCGGCTGGAACTCTCCCTTGCGCCCGCTAGACGCGAACATCGCTTCAGCCGCCGAACGATACGTCGAGAGCTGCACGCGGTTGCGTTCAAGATCCCCTTCGCACTTCTCGATAAAGTCAGTGATATCGCGCAGCCGGTATTTCAACTCCTGCCGGTCGATCGCACCAGCGATCTTGTCCAGTATCTTGTTCATGTCGGCATACGGCATGTCGAGCGGCACACCTGCCGTTAGAACAAGCGACTTCTCTTTGCCGATGCCTGCCGAGAACTGAATGCCGAGAGCGAGCTCAGATCCTTGCAGCTTCGTCAACTGCTTCTCGCTCATTGAACACCAGCAGGATGACTAGGGCTGATCTTCACTTGGCGGGGCCGATTAAAGCGCGCACGCCCTTGAGTCTGCATCTCCTGCTCCCACATGCGCGCCTGGATATCCATCATGGTCGCGTAGACACTCATCTCCACCTCGTAGAGAACGCCGTGGAACCAGACGCGGTTATCAAGGCGGATGAACGGCGCGTGGTCGGGCAGGTCGAGGATGATATCGACGATCTCCTCTTCCGGCTTGTCCTTGCGCTCCTCTTCCTTGATGTAGGCATGTAGAAGCGCTTCTTCCGTAGAATCCTTCTTGGTCTTGCTGACATGCTCGACCGCCTTCGCGCGGATAGCGGCCTTCTCCTCTGGCGTAAGAATCTCATCGACGTTCAGCCGACGATCAATCTCATCCAGAACCTGCTTCTTCGGGCGTCCTCTCGACATGCAAACTCCTATCGGACCGTTCGGTTAGCTAGAGCAGCATCGCGAGCAGCGAAGGAGGCAGGCTGCGGCATAGGCGTCAGCGGCGGCTTCCCTTCAACGAGAGGCAACGGCTCTTCCTCGACCGCCTCTTCCCTCGACTTCTCAGCTTCCGCATCGGCGACGGCCTTAGCCACCGCCGCGTCAGCGCGCTCGATATTGGCGGTGTAAGCCGCCTGCTGCGCAGCGATCAAGTTGGCCTGCGCCTCCTCGACCGCTACCTTAGCGTCGAGAACGGCCTGGTCCTCGGGCGACAACTCAATCTTGCCTGCGTCAGGGTCTTCGGCCGCCAGGCGAGCACATTCCGCCTCGTGCGCGGTAATGAAGCGGCGATTGAACGCAACTAGGTCTTCATGCGGGTCGGCCATTAGAGCCTCCTGTTAACTGTGTGTCCAACCGCCACCGTTGACGGTCACTGTCTGCGCGCCACTGCCGGTTGAGGCGACACTCACCGTCACGTTCAGCCCGTTGGGTGAGATTGCCGTTATCACGGCAGCCGTGCCGGCATCTGTGCCGCTGATCGGCATGCCGACCTGCCAGCCTAGAACCAAGACGCTCGTCGCGAACGTGATGAGCGTCGTGGTGTTGTGCGTGCCAGTCGCCGTCAGTGTCTGCGGCAACGAATAGTTGGAAATGACGACCGGCCAACCGTTCGGATCAACCGCTACCCAATCGCCCGGCTTGAGCTTTATCGAACCGCGATTACGCGGAAGATACAGCGTACCCTGCCGCGTGAAAGCTCCAGGGTAGATCGGATGTGTCGGGTTCTCGTCGCCAAGGATCGCGATGCCGATCGTCGCCCAGTCCGTGTCCGAAATGTACGGCGTGGCGTTGTATGACGGCGGTATCTGGACCGCCGTCAATACCGTAGTGCCAGTCGTACCGACCGTCTTAGTTGCCATCAGCCACCGCCGCTGTTGAACCCGACGAGTTGCCCCAGCGCGAGATTCATCTGCGCCGCCATATCAACCGCCGCCGCGTTGGTCAGTGTCGTGACGTCGGTAGCGTTGATGGCACCGGCCGTTCCAGCGCCAGCGACGTTCTGGCCGCCGGCTAAGTTGATGAAGCCCTTGGTCTGGGCACCACCACTCGACCCGTTACCGGAAGTCGGCTGGGTAACGCTGGTTCCCGCAGGAACCCAGTCCACGTTGAACGTGTATCTCAGGCGATACGGCATCGTGCTCTCCCTTAGCCGAAGGTTGCGTTGAAGGCCGACGCACTTTCAATGCGCATGAAAAAGTTCTGGTTCTCGATCAGCGTGCCGTAGAAGCACTTCCACCCCACGATGCGAAGCTGATTGAGTGGATCGCTCTTGTCGGCTTCCTTGAGGTAGACGAACTTCACGTCGTCGAGAGTAACCTGCCCGTAGGCGCCGCGGCCGAACACGTAGCTCGGATACACAGTGACACCCGTCGCCGGGGCTGCCGGCGGCACTTGGTTCAGACCAACGCCGGTGATCGTGACGGTCTGACCGCCCGCCATCTGGGTCGCTTGACCGACGAGCGGGCCGGAAGTCGGCCCCGACGTTGACAAGCCGAGGTTGACTGGCGTGGCGTTGGTGCCAGTGTTAGCCACGTACACATTGAACGTGTAGCCGGCGAGCGACGGCAGAACAACGGTGATCGAGCCAGCCGGCCCGACAACAGCGATCGCAGCGGAGAGCTGGTAGATCTGGCTCTCGTACTGGTTCTGGCTGTCCTGCGCCGTCACCTGGATCTTGTAGGTACCAGTTGCCATTGCGCCAGTCGTGGCAGGAGCGCCAGCTACCAATGCAACGCCAGTCCACGTTGGCACGAGGTTCGATTCGCAGAAGCGAACCGCTGCCCACTGACCAACCTCGTGATTGTACAGCTTGTTCACATCGCTATACGACCACGCTTGGTTAATCTGGGAGTTCTCGCGCAAGTCGCCCGCAACGAACGGGTGCAGGACGCACGAGTAATGCGGCACTTTGGGGGACTTGTCCCGGCCGCGAAGCGTGTCGGCGTCGAGCTTCATGTTGGTCATCTCGTCACCCTCGAACCGAGGAGCGCCGAGATTGACCATCATGGCCACGGCGCGGTTGAGTTCGTGAACATTGAGCACATCGCCGGCAACCAGCGAGGCGCGGGCGCCGCGTGAGTTCACATAGTTGACCTGGGAACCGCCGTTGAGGTTGTTGAACGTGTTGCGTTCCAACGTCTCGGCGACCTGCAGGCCGGTAAGCTCGATAGCCTTTTTGAAGAGTGGGTGCTTGATCGTCATCTCCGCAACGTCAGTGATGGTGATCTTGTCGCCCCACTGCAGCGCAGTGGCCGTCACTTGCTGAAGCGTCAGCAGCTCGCCAACCGGAGGCACGCCTTCGGACAGCGGCGCGAACGGCAGCGGCACGCGGATATACCGCGATGCGGTGTAGGTGACGCCGCGCCCTTTGGGCAGAGTTAGCGGATCGCCAAACTGGTAGACGACAAGCTGGCGCCGCGCGAGCGGCAGAGTTTTATCGGCAATATACGCCTCAATGTCGGAGGAAAAATTGCCACTCGTGTTGACGGCCATTGCAGAGTACCCCTTCTACCGGCCGTTACGCCGGATCAGATATTGACGTTTTCCAAGCGCTTCTCAAGCGCCGTGCCATCTGATCCGCCACGCCTATTGACCTGGGTATCGGAGCGCGCGTTGCCTGGCTGCGTTCGGTTGCGCGCCACACGGAGCGCCGCCTCCTGCTTCTGCTTGCCGGACGCCACCTTGCGGTTCGCCAGCGCAGACTCGCCAATCAGAAACTTCAACGCCTGTTCGCGCGCTACGTTCTGTCCCTTGGATCGGAGATCCGTCAAGAAAGCCTCTACCTTGGGACCCCATTTGGCATATAGCGGATCAACCAACGACTTCGCATCGAAAGTCGCCCTATCGCCCGAATCCTGCATCGTGAACGCCATCGCCTGCATTTGGCGCGTAGACGTATGCTGCGCCTCCTGCATCTCGACACGCATTCGATCAATCGGATCGAGCAGTGCTAGACGCTGTTCGCGTTGTGCAGGAGTCTCTTGCGACTCAACGCGCTGAGTTTGCGTCTGCGCGAGAACCGTGTCGAGGCGCTTGTTGAGGTCGGCGATCTGCTGATCTCGAACTCGAAGCGCTTCCTGCTGGCCGGTAATCCGTCGTTCCGCGCGGGACGGCTGGCGGTCCTGAGTGCGAAGCCCACCTGGATCTTCACCAGGCTCAGCTATCTCCGGTTCTGCTTCCGGCTCGGCGTCAACCTCGGGCTCTACCTCTGGTTCGACTTCCGGCTCCGGTTCAGTCCCCGGCTCAAGCTCCAACTCGTCTACATCGGGATCAGGATCGTCCGCCATTCAACGTGCTCCATCGGTGAGTTAACGGCCACCAGTCGGGGTGGTGACTTACGGCCACCAGTCGGAATGCGGACTGTAGGTTCCGCGCAATTTTATGTCAAGCGGCTACCGCGAGACGAACTCAAAGTGCATAGGGTCCTTGCGCCCAGTGTAGTCACCGCCCCAAAGGGCACCTTGGGCCTTGAAAGCGTCGATCACCGGATGGGCGATGGTGGTATCGGTGACGTTGAAACCGTTCGTAGTCGGGGAGATGTCCACCGCGCAGGCCCAACTATGATTTGACCAGTTGTTCGAGCCCGCGATATTGCGGATGTTGAAACAGCCACCCCAGTCGGTAATGCCGGTCTTGTCCGCGGCCGCTTGGTCTTGCCCGCATTGATCCCAGATCGCGGCGAAGACAGCAGTGAGCGGCGGCACGATCAACTGATGCACAAGAATACCGTGCGGCATAGGCTGTTTAGCGTAGTACATCGCGAACGGCGGCAGCATATGGACAAGGTGAAGATCCTGCCATCCTGCGGAGAGGAAGTTACCGTAGAAGGCGTTTTTAGAAGCAGTGTCATCGTGTGGCCATCGGGTCATTAGGGGTACTCTCCGTTTATTGCCTTTCGCACAAAGCCGCGACCGTGCCGAAGTTCCCTTATATCCTCTTCAACCGATAGAAGTCGCCGGTCGGTAACAGCAAGCTCGATCACGACCTTATTGAGTGCTCGTACATCGGTCTTGAGTTCTGTCACCTCGGATTTAAGCTGAATGACGGTCGCCTTTAGGAGAACGAACGTGATCGCCCCACCCGTAATGATGGTACCAATTTCGATGACGTTTCCTACCGTAACGGTCGGGTCAATCATGCTGCAGGGCTTACGCTACATCGGGACGCGCTACCAGCGGCGCCATCTGCTCCTGAAGCATCGCCACGGTGTCATCGAGCAGCCCGTTAGCGTTCAGTTCGGGCCACGTTCGTTTTATGATCGGCAGGTTGGCGGCGAGCAATTCGAGAATAATGTGTGAGCCGCCCGGCGTGTTGCCCTTGGCTAGCAGGGCTGTAATTTGGCTGCCGTGTTTGAGGAAGTACATCAGGATTGACATGGGGCAATTTCCTGAAATCCGTTATGGCCTCAATGACCTTGTCGGCCGATCCGATCACAGGCCCAAATTGAGTTAGAAAACCGCTGGCGTGAGCGAACCAAACGCCAGCGATAGGAATCCACCATACGACGCGAAGCTTCACTTAAACAGGGCTAGGATCGTCGGCGCCGCCGTACCGACCGCACTGGTCAGTGTCGAAAACAGACCCAGGGCGTTCAGCGTGCTGTTCGACGCATCGACTTGCGATTGCTGGTGCTGGGCTTCGCCAGCAAGCTGCGCAGTCACAGTCGTAATCTGCGAGTTAAGCATCGCCTTCACAGTCGGATCGGTAGCCGTCGCCGCCTGACTTTGCAGGGCGGCAAGTTGAACGGTGTAGCCGGTGATGAGAGATAGATCGACGGTTGACATAGTGGCGTCCTTCAGGTTTTGACGGTTACAGGAGCAGCGGCGATTGCCGCCGTGAGGGCCGGTGTGGCCATCATTACTTTTGTCATAGCGGGATCTTGTGAAGCAGCAAGCACGCCGTCTGACGCCGTCGTAGCAACGACGACGCCGAGGACTTGATCTGGCGGCAGCGCGTTCACGGCGGCAATTTTTGCCGCATTGGTCTTGGTCAGTTGCGACCAGACGCCGACAGCAACGCCTGACACGGCCAAGCCGAGAGCAGCCTGCGTAGCTGGATCTAGGTACGCGCTAAGCGCCGGCCATTTTGCAATGGCAATACCGAACAGCGCCGCTACGCCAGAGCGCGCGTAGCCACCGACTTTACTAGCGTCGAAGAACTGTGTCAGGAAGGAAAGGTTCATGCGTCCTCCTACATGCTGCGCTGTCTCGGCGCGCTATTTTGTAAACTATCGGCCGATATCTGTCCAGCCGGTCCCTGACCCTTCGGGCGGGGACCTCCGGGCTTGGCGCCCGGTCTAGGCTGCCCGCCGCCCCCGCCAGCCTGCTGCAGGAGCTGCTGTTTGCCCTGCATCTGCTGGGCCTGCGCCTTCATCTGCATTTGCATCTGGTGGTGCATCATGTGCTCGCGCAGGGAGCCGTGAGTGTCCCCGTGCTCCTGGAACTCCTTCATGTGTGCCTGCATATGCACCGCGTCGTCATCGAGCGCATGGACCGGCAACCGATGCCCAGCCTCAAGCAGCTTGTTCTCGAACGCCGGGTCAAGCGTCAGCTTCTTGCGAATGTCGGTGAATATCTGCCCAGCCAGCCGAGGCCCGAACGTGTTCTCCACGAAATGAGAAATGGCCGGCGCCATGTTCAACTCGTAACCAGGATACTTCTCGGGAGGGATATTCATAACCACGTTCAACCCAGCCATCTGCATCTGGATCTGCTGAGCGTTGCGCGCCGCCTCAACGCCGAACCAGCGGAACTCAAACCGGCGATCCATCTGGATCGGCTCGATGTCCTCCATCGCGGCCTGCATACCCATCTCGCCGAACTGCGGTATGAGGATATTGTCGTCGCGATACTGATGGTCAAGATAGACAAACCACTGCAGCATGGGCGTAAGTATCTCGCCCTCAATGCCCGTCACCGCGTCGGCGGTGGTCAGAATATCAACCATCTGCTCATTGGCGATCTGCGCCTGGTTGGGCTTCTTGCCTGGCGCCGTCACCTGCTGCGGCATCATCGCCGGATTGACGCCGAGAGTCTGGAACACCTGGTCCTTCAAAGACCCGACGATACCAAGAGCCTCTTTCCATAGTTGGGGGAACTGCGCGAACTTAGTGTCGTTAGGGCTCGTTTCCCATATCGCCGCCACGTTCAAGATCATCGAGCCAACCCGCGGGTTCTTCTCTGGGTCAGTCATGACGATCGGCAATAGCGCATAAGCCGCGCTGTCCATGCCCTCGTTGACAGCGTCGTTCGCCGCGTACTGCAGCGTCTCGACCACCTTGATCTTGCTCTGCCCCTTGAAGGAACCCTCAACCCGATCGACAGCCGCAGACAGCACTGGCACCTTGTCGCACCAGTATGGATTGCGCTTGACACTCAGTAGACGCTTCTCGCCGCCGTAATATATCTTGACGATGCGGCGCTCGTCGTCGATCTTGAGCTTAGTCCACGTCTCGAACACCTGGGCACGCTTAACTCCGCCTTCGCCCTGAATGCCGGCCGCCTGCAGCATGTTCTTTTTCTTGTCTGGCGTCTGCGCCGACTTCTCCGCCTTAGCCATCTCGGAAATCAGGAGCTGGCCTTCCTCTTTGTCGATCTCCTTGTCGCGGATCATCTTGCGAATCTTGGCCTTGCTCCATCGTCGGATAATTGTCACGGAGCCGCCGTCGTCAATCGCGCCCTCGACACTATCAGCCGTTTGGGGCAGTACCAGCACGTCAGCGTCGGGCAGCACCTCAACGCTCGGATACTGGTGGATTAGCGTCTCGCTCTGGATATCGTCAAATTCCTCATCGCCCTCAACCTCCGTACCGTCCTGCGCGTCGATGGTTGGCTTCTTCTTGACGCGCATTGAGACGTGACGCTCGTTCTTAATCCAACCAAGATAGAGGTTATACTGGCCTTCCACATCGCCGTTCTTAACCAGCGCTGGCGCAATCTTGGTACGCAGTTTTGTTTTTCGGATATAGTGCTCCAGCAGTGACATAAGCGCCATCGGCTTGTCTTCAGAAGCCGAGACTTCAACGTGCTTGCCGGACTGCGGAAATATCTGATTAACGAAGCGGGTCTTTCGCGCCTCGATCGCGTCGTGAACTATCGGAACGAATATCTTTGAGTTGCCCGAATAGAACTGCTTAGGTCCTAAACTGCAGTTGAAAATATCCCAGTAATCCATCTGCGCATTGGAACGCTCCCACTGCTCGCTGAACGCCTTATCAACGTCCTTGAAAATATCTTCGCACGCCTTCTTAACTGCTTCTTCCTTGCAGAACTCTTTGTTGCGATCCTCGTCATTAGACTGCGCCGCACGAGTTGGCTTCGCCGGTAGCTCGCCCTCTTCCTCTTCGGAAGGCTCGTTACGCAAGTCTTCATCGTCGGCCATGACCTACCTCTATCACGTCTTAGACGGCATGTGCCAGAGGGTCATGCGACGTGCGCCAAAAACGCCGGACTATTGTCGTTGCTCGCCGGGTCTAGGTCGCGGTTGAGGAGGTATGTTGGGCTATAATAC